AAAAGTTTTTTAATGGTGGTAAAGTGCATGCATCGTTTGGAACTGACTACGACGATAGGTAAACATGGCAACTTCAGGAACAACAACATTCAATTTAGATATAGCTGATGTAATCGAAGAAGCTATGTCTATGTTAGGTGGCGAACAGGCTCTAGGGTTTGAACCACTAGAAGCACGACGTACACTTAACCTTCTCCTTATCGATTGGATGAACCGTGGTATATTACTATGGAAACAAAACATTGCTACATTAGATATTACAAACGGCACAGCTAAATACACATTACCAACTTCACTTATAGATATAACTGAACTTGTCCATAGAACAGTCAGTGGTTCAACTAATACTGACTTAGCTTTAGAACGTATTACTATGGAAGCTTATCAACGAATTACCAACAAGACACAAACAGGTAGACCAACACAGTATGCTATTAACAGATTAAGAGATGCAGCTGAATTATATTTGTGGCCTACACCTGACACAACAACGGCAAGTGGTACACCAATCTTGTCGTACTTTAGCTTTAATAAAGTTGAAGATGTAACCAAATCTAACCAAGATCCTGATGTTCCTTTTAGATTCTTACCATGCTTATCAACAGGCTTAGCTTATAAAATGTCTATCAAAAGACCGGGCATTACAGCTGAACGAGCCAGTATGTTAAAGCAGATGTACGAAGAAGAATTAACATCAGCAATGTATGCAGATAAAGAAAGGGCGAGTCTTTTGATTAAGCCATCGTTTAGGTTATAATGGCAAAAGGTAAGTATGCATACTTTATCTGTGACCGATCAGGGTTTAGATTTAAATACTCTGAACGAGTCAAAGAGCCGACGGGATTAGTCGTTGGAGCTTCGGAAACGGATGGTCGATATAATATATTAGATCACCCGCAGAACAAAACTCCAAGGATTGATGACGATGAAAACTTGAGGGATGCACGTCCAGAAGTTGTACTAGCTACAACTGGTGATGCTGGGTGGAGTCCTGATGATTCAACATTTACAAAGAGAGGTAACTAAAAAATGGCCATTACACAAGCTGTATGTAACTCTTTTAAAAGAGATGTTTTACAAGAAGGACATCAGATTAAAACTGATACCTTAAAGATAGCTTTATTCACAAGTGCAGCTTCTTTATCTGCGGGTACATCTGTGTACTCAACGTCTAATGAAGTTGTATCAAGTGGTGGATATGCTCCTGGTGGAGGCACACTAACTGGTGTGACTATTTCCCTTGGTGCAACATCTGCTGCTGGTGGAACAGCAATTATTGATTTTGCTGATATATCTTTTACCAGTACAACATTCTCAGCTAGAGGAGCATTAATATATAATTCATCTAACAGTGACAAAGCTATTGCTGTCTTAGACTTTGGGTCTGATAAAGTATCGACTAACGGTACATTTACAATTTCATTCCCAGCTGCTGCTGCATCTACTGCTATTATCACATTATCGTAATCCATAGGTAATCAGTTATGTCTGTGATTACCAGTGGATACGGTAGAAATACTTGGAACTCAGGTGCATGGAACCGTAGTGTTGTAGACCGATCGGTTACGGTAACAGGAGTTTCATTATCTACTACTCTTCGTTCTGTAGAAGTAACTATTCCAGGCACGGCTTTTGTAACTAACGCAGGAATAAATTTATCTCTTCGTAGTGTAGCTACAGCAGCTAATGCGAGTGTATCTGTTACCAGAACAAATATAGGATTTAGTTTACGATCAGCAACCGTTGAAGTTGTTAAAACAAGTAATGTAACAGGAGTATCTTTAACGACTACTTTACGTAGTGTTTCGCAAAAAATAAGCACACGAGTTCCTACAACAGGAAATGATATTTCTTTTGTTTCTCGCACGGCTCAAACATTTGCAGGACCATTTATAACAGCATCAGGCACTTCAATAACATTTGCAACGGGTAATGAAAACATAGAAGCTGGAGCTAATCCTGTTATATATAACGGTGGTAAAACATTTAAAGTAACAGTTGTAAATGTAGGTGGTAGTAATAAATACTTTATAGATGGCAGACAACAGTATGGTTTAAATTTAGTTAAAGATCGTGCACTGTTTACCTTTGATCAATCTGATAGTTCTAATAGTGGGCACCCCTTACGATTTTATTTAGATGAAGGTAGAACCATACCATTTACAACAAATGTACAGACGGTAGGAACTCCAGGTAATGCCGGAGCTTATACACAAATCTTTGTTGCGAATGATGGTCCAACTACATTATACTATCAGTGTAGTGTACATGCCGGTATGGGAGGTAAAGCAAACTTCCAACCAGTAATAAGAACAAGAGTTATATCACCAAACATAAACGGTGATGGTAACTTGGAATTAACAGGAGTTAGTGCTAGATTTAGAACACACATAAGAGGAATATGGACACCGAAAGTTTTTGGTGGTACTTCTGAAATATGGAAGGCTAAGAAGATATGAGTATAACATACAACCAATTAGTAAGCAGAATTAAAACAACAAGTGAAGATACTAGCACAGAGTTTGTTGGTGACATCCCAGCTTTTATAGAAAGAGCTGAAGCTAGATTAACTAGAGAAATAGATTCATATGGTGTTGTACAATATGCAACATCAAATATGGTTATCGGTGATCCGTTTATTACCAAACCGTTAAATACATTAATCATTAAAAATTTAAATATTCTAAAATCTGATGGTACACGTATTAATCTACTACAAAAGACTGATGAATATTTAAATGACTATTGGCCACAACGTACAAGTACAGGAGTGCCTAGGTATTATGCCAACTTTGGCTTTGATAATTTACTGATAGCTCCTACACCTGTATCGGCCTATGATTGTGAAATGTCTTATATTGTCCAACCGACAGCAGCAACCTCAGTGCATCAAGAGAATTTCTTTACCAAATATTGTTCTAATGCATTGTTTTATGCTAGTATGAAGGAAGCTTGTATGTTCATGAAGAACTACTCGGCAGCTCAAGTTTGGGAACAAGAGTATCAACGAGCCTTTACTGACTTATTGAATGAAGCTAGAAGAACAAGACAGGATGATATGAGAAACAATGCCTCACCAGCTGGAGGCGATAATACATTAGTAAAAGGAAGTAATTAATTATGCCCAGTACGTATACAACTAGACTCAGATTAGAGAAACAAGCTGACGGCGAAAATGCAAACACCTGGGGTGATCGTCTTAATCAACAAGTTATTGATATGGTTGACGAAGCCGTTGGTGGTGTAGTCGTTGTCAGTACAACAGGAGCCACAACATCATTAACAGCTAGTAACGGTGCAGCCGACCAGTCTCGTAATGCTGTATTAAGAATTGAAGGAACACTAGCATCAAACTCAACGATTGTAATTCCTAGTGTTGAAAAACTATATGTTGTTGATAACCAAACAACCGGTGGTTCATATACAGTTAAATTAAAAACAGCCGCAACAACAACCGATGTTATTGCTCCTCGTGGTGGTTCAAAGTTTATTTATTGTGATGGTACAAATGTTCACAATGCCGTTGACCCTGTAGGTGTTAGTGCTTTATCTACAGAAGGTGGTGCTGTTGGTCCTATCACGGTAGGTGGTACGGTATCAGCTACAGCTGTAGATGCTACAAGAATTATCACAACAAGTATTACAAGTTCAATTACCGATACAAATAAACTATTTGCAACAACAGCTATATCCGTTAGTGCTGTTGATTCACTTGGTAAACAATTACGACTAACAAAAGCAGCTGTTGCCGACGTGGTTTCATTAACAGATGCAACATCAATTACTGTGGACCTTGATTGTGGTCAGAACTTTGATGTAATTCTTGGTGGAAACAGAACTTTAGTTAATCCAACAAATGTACAAAAGGGACAGACAGGATCATTCTTTATTCGACAGGATGGTACTGGATCTCGTACGTTAGCTTATGGTGGTAACTATAAGTTTGTTGGTGGTACGGCTCCCACTCTTACAACGACAGCTTCGGCCGTCGATCGTATAGACTACATTGTGTTCTCAAGTTCAAGTGTACATATGCAGGCGAGTTTAAACGTAAGTTAGAGGTTACACATGGTATTTCAAAATAATGTTCTTGCAGGTGCAGCTGGATCAGGTACAGACACATATGCAATAGACCAATCAATTAGATTTAATTCTGCTGATTCTGCTTATATGTACAGAACTCCTGATAGTGCTAGTAATAGAGATAAGTGGACTTGGAGTGGGTGGATAAAAAGAGGTAACATAAGTGCAAACTTACAACTGTTTTCAGCACCTTTAGGCTCAAGTGGAGGTTATGTGTCTATACAATATGGGTCACTTGACCAATTTATGTTATTTCAATGGACTGGTTCAGGTTATGATTTTGATGTTAGGACAACTCAAAAATTTAGAGACCCATCAGCTTGGTATCATTATGTAGTTGTATATGATTCTGGTAATGCTGTATCGACTGAAAGAGTGAAACTTTATGTAAATGGTCAAAGAATTACAGATTTAACTGGTGCAAGTAGTAGTCCTGTATATCCCTCACAAAATACTGATAGTTATATTAATAATACAGTTCAACATAGTATTGGTTATTATATTAGACCACCTGGGTCAGATGGACAGTATTTTGATGGGTATATGGCAGAAATCCATTTTCTAGACGGCTATGCCTATGACCCAAGCAACTTTGGCGAGTTTAATAATTCTGGAATCTGGATACCAAAAGAATACACTGGCAGTTATGGAACTAATGGGTTTAAAATTGATGGCAGAGATGCATCTGACTTAGGAGATGATGAATCAGGTAATGGTAATGATTTCACGACAAGTGGACTTGCGGCACACGACCAGGTTTTTGATACACCTACGAATAATTTTCCTACGTTAAATCCTTTAGCTTGGGGAATACGTAATGCTGCAAACTCAGTTCCATTATCAGAAGGAAACCTTGCATTTACTGGTTCAAATTCAGTTGGTGTTTATGGTACTTATAATGCTACGATTGAGGTACCAACTTCTGGTGGTTGGTATTTTGAAATGCGTGTAACAGCAATTGGGTCAGTAGATAAAGATGATATGTATTTATATGTTGCTGGTATTAATTTTTTTGGAGATGGTAGTGTTACTGGTTCAGGGTCATATGGTTCTGCGTGGTCAGCAGGAGATATTCTTGGAGTTGCTGTTAATGCAACTGGAATTTGGCTTAGTATAAATGGAACATATCAAAACTCTGGTAATCCTGCTACAGGAAGTAACTCAGCAGGGACTCCATCGACTACATCTCGTGAGATTATTACTGGCGATGGTTCGGCTACAACGAATTCATCATTAAGTGGTATATTAAATTTTGGACAAGATAGTACATTTGCTGGTGCTACTAGTGCTGGTGGGAATAGTGATGCAAGTGGGATAGGTAACTTTAAATATAGTGTACCAAGTGGATTTAAGGCTTTGTGCACAAAAAATATGGGAGCATAATATGGCAGCACCAACAATACCAAATGGCGAAGAATATTTCTTTCCAATAATTTATTCTGGAAATGGACAGGGACAAAGGGTCGGTAAGTTCGTACCTTTTACAGATAATGGCACGATAGATAATAGTTGTATATTTAATCGTGGAGATAATCCAAAACTTGCAAGAACACCAAGTAGTGATGGAAATAAAAGAACGTGGACACTTAGCTTTTGGGCTAAATTATGTAATTTAGGTACAAGAAGGTTTCCTTTTTCATGTGAAACTGACACTAGTAATTATTTTAAATTTGAAATTACTGCAAGTAATACTATGGATATTCAAGGTGTTTCGCCAGGTGCTTATTTATTTCAGTACATAACAGATAGAACTTTTGAAGATACAAGTAAATTTTATCATATTGTGTGTGCTGTTGATACAACTCAATCCACAGCAAGTGATAGAGTTAAATTTTATGTTGATGGCGACCAAGTAACAAGTTTTTCAACTGAAACTTATCCATCACAAGATTACGATACAGCAGTAAACTCATCAAGTTTTCCTAATAATGTAGGAATTTTTGATACTATTGGAAGTTATGATGGATATTTAGCTGAGTTTAATTTAGTAGATGGCACAGCATTAGCACCATCAACCTTTGGTGTTACTGACACCTCAACTGGCAGATGGATACCTAAAGCATTAAGTGGTATTACTTATGGCACGAATGGATTTAGATTAAAGTTTCAAGATAGTTCAGCACTCGGAGATGATACGAGTGGAAATACAAATGATTTCACAGCTACAAATTTAGCTAGTACAGATCAGACTACGGATAGTCCTACCCAAAACTTTGCGACATTAATGGTTAATGGTGCAAATATATCAAGTACATTTTCTGAAGGTAATTTAAAAGTTACGTTGCCAACTACTTCTGCAATGACAGGAGGGCTATCTACACTAAGAATGGTAAGTGGAAAGTATTATATGGAAGCTACTGTAGATTCAATATCAAGTGCTGGACTTGTTCTTGGCATAATGGGTAGTGACCAATATACTGCTACAAATGAATTTACAGGCACTCGTTTTGATGCTTATGGATATTATTCAATTGATGGTAACTTATTTAATAATTATGATAGTAACTCTACAAGTTTTGCTTTTGGTAATTCATATACTACAAGTGACGTTATTGGAATAGCTGTTGATTTAGACAATGATAAATTATATTTTTCAAAAAATGGAACTTTTCAAAATTCAGCAAATCCTAGTCATGGAACTGGTGGGCAAAGTATTATCTCTGCAAAATCTACAACTGCTGGATTTTACAGATTTTGTCTTACTGATGGAGGTACTGGTTCAACAGACATTGTAACAGCTAACTTTGGTCAAAAATCTTTTACCTATACTCCACCTACAGGTTATAAAACATTAAATCAAGACAACCTACCAACCACAGATAAAGGTGTTAGTGGATTTGTGTGGACGAAGAACAGAGATTCTACTGACAGTAACCAATTATATGATAGTTCACGAGGTAAACAAATAGTCTTAGCATCTAATTCAAATGCTCTACCTGCGGTGTAAGCTTAGCGACTGCAAAAATTTTTAAAAGGTGGTCAACAAATTGAAGATAATGTTGCAATTAATACAAGTGGTGAATCTTTTGTTAGCTGGAACTGGGTAGCAAATTCAGGAACGACGGCTACAAATGAAGATGGTTCAATTACCTCAACTGTTCAGGTAAATTCTGATGCTGGGTTTA